ATTTGATAAGCAACTGTGTCTGTGTCACCGTTATGGTTTGATGTTATTGTAAATGTTGAACTACCTTTTGAACTTACTACTACTGGTCCTGCATTAGGATGATTGTTAGTTTGTTTGGTTAAGAATATTAAACTACTTGTTGTGACTAATGTATTTGATATTGTTGCAGTACCAGGGTTTCCACCGTTCAACGCTACCGTTCCCATTGTTTTATTTGAACCTGATTCAAATTGAACGTTACCTTGTACTTTTATACCAAATCTAATATCAGTATTTGCATTGATCTGTAATATTTGTGAACCTGATGTTGCATTAAATGTTCCATATAATAATGAACCACTTCTCATTGCGTTTAAATTACCTCTATTTTGATTATCTAAATAGAATGAATTACTACCTGTTTCAAAACGACCAGCGTTATCACCAATTGCAATATTACGTGAACCACTTACGTTTGTATATAAACTTGTATTACCTATTGATATGTTGTTTGAACCTGATTGATTAAAGAACTGACTATCATAACCAAATGAAATGTTATCAGAACCAATTAGATTTGATGATAAAGCGGTTGAACCAATTGCGGTATTAGCACCACCATATAGGTTATTTACTAATGAATTTCTACCAATTGATGTATTGTTTGAACCTGAAATATTTTCTCTAAGTGATGCATCACCAATTGCAATGTTACCAGCACCTGTTGTATTTCTAAATAATGTAAATGAACCAATTGCAAGGTTATTTGATGCAAGATTATCTCTTAAACTATTATCACCAATACCCACATTATTTGAACCACTAATGTTATTTAACATTGCGTTTGCACCAATTGCGGTATTACTTGTACCTATTGTATTATAATATAAAGCACTATATCCTAAAGCGGTATTATTACTTGTTGATGATGATGCAAATAATAAAGCATCTTGACCATACGCTAAGTTATTAATTTGGTTTCCACCACCTCTATTATATATTGAACCTGATGAAACAATAATTGAACCTGTAACTACTGAATTACCATTAACTAATAATGAACCACTTACACCAACTATTGAACCTGATGTTACATATAAAGCTGTCTTTCTTAATGCACCTGTTGCCGTTCCTGTTCCTACCGCAAATACCGTTCTTGCACTATCCGCTAAACCATCCGCTTCACTATTCCATCTACCAAAAAATGCGGCACCTTGTGTTGTTGTTTGTGCTGCTGAATGTGAACCTGTCACATTTAAATTAAAACCCCATATTGCTGTATTTCTTAAACCACCTAAATCACTACCTGTTATTTGTGCTGATACTGTATTTGTTGTACCACCAATTAAATTACCTACAATTGTACGGGATACATTTGTTTGTGGGTTTCCCGCAACATTAATAACAGTTGTTTGACCACCAAATATGTTTGCTGCTAATGAAACACTATTATTTGAACCTGTTTGAAAATAAGAATTATTTATTGTTGTAGAACCACCAATTATATTATTTGTTGTTAATACTGATGAACTAAATTGGTTTAATGCCAATGTATGATTTACAATATTATTTTGAAATGTTGGTCTAACTGTGTGTGTTGTTAAATTTGAAGTGGATGTTACACTGGCATTTAAAACATTAGTAGTCATTAATAATGATGAACTTGGATGATTAAAAGTTTGTGATGCATTAATAATATTTGAGTTTATACTTGGTTGTCCTAATGATGATGATGTAAAAGTTAAAGCAATATTATTATTTATATTATTATTATTTGTCGTTGGTTGTAATAATGAACTTGTGTTCATATTAATTGTACCACCCAATCCAATATTAGATGTACCATTAATATAACCCATAGTTGTTGGTGAAAAACTAAGTTGACTTAATAATAAGTTATTTGAACCAGACACAACATATGAACCACTTAGTGTAGAAGTATTAGATGTTTGACCAAAATAGATATTTGATTGAACACCACTTTCAGTTACATAATTTACATTGGTATTATCTTGTTTTTTAATCCATAATGAACCACTCATATTTGTAAATCCAATAACTGATAATGAACCACTTTCAATTAAACTACCTGTTATAGATTGTGTTTCAACTATTGAACCTGTTGTTATAAGTCCTGTCTTATCTGTTAATCCACTCGTTCCTGATGAACCACTTGTTCCTGAACCATTACTTGAACCTGCTGCTATACAATTTACATATCCTGTCCAACCTGAATAAAATCCTGATGTTAAATCTTGTGCAGTATATATTGTTAAACCTGATGCTGATTTTCCTGAATAACCAATTTGGTACGCACTTGTTAAACTATAATAAGGTAATTCATCACCTATGGCACCTATCCCATTATTATACATAATGTCAACTGAATAATCTGATGATGCAAATGGTTGTGCAAATGTTATTGTTTTTCTTGCCCAAACATTATCCCAACTCCATCCTGTTGCATCTAATGGTATAACTTTTGAAGGAAGACCTAATCCATCATTACCACTTGTACCTGATGAACCTGTTGTTCCTGATGAACCATCACTACCTGAGGAACCACTTGTCCCTGAACTACCATCACTTCCACTTGTTCCACTACTTCCTGATGTTCCTGATGAACCATTAGAACCTGAACTACCTGACGTACCATTTATCCCACTCGTTCCTGAACTACCATCACTTCCACTTGTTCCATTACTTCCTGATGTTCCACTCGTACCTGATGAACCGTCACTACCGTTAGAACCACTTGACCCTGATGTACCTGAACTTCCTGATGAACCACTGCTTCCACTCGTACCACTTGTTCCTGATGAACCTGAAGTTCCTGATGAACCTGAAGTTCCTGTGCTTCCACTTGAACCTGATGTACCACTACTTCCGTTACTACCTGAACTACCACTACTTCCTGATGAACCATTAGACCCTGATGTTCCTGATGAACCACTTGTACCTGATGTTCCTGATGAACCACTTGTACCTGATGTTCCTGATGAAGAACCACTAAATGGTAAATTATTTATAGTGAATGAACCTGATATATTTACTTGAGTTAAACTCATTTGTAAAGGACTATCAGAACCATCACCCGCTTCTATTGTTTGTAAACTATTTGTAAGACCTGTAGCACTATTGGTCATCTTCAAGAGACCTTGAAAACTACTACTTACATATAAATTATTTAAAGCACCCATATTATATTATTTTTGTTTTATACATCTTCCCATTGTTCTTTTATTTTTCTCCATAATCTATCTAATTCTTCCCACGTTAAACCTGAACTAAAACTTGTTATAGGTAATACACATCGGTTATAATCAAACTTCTGTTGTATTGTAACTATCAAACTCCATCCACCCAATTCTGTTTGTGTCTCCTGTAATATTGGATTTAGTGATGCGTTCCATAACACCTCGTAATCAGATAAATATGTCTTAGCATAAAAGTCTTTCATAATCTCTAAGGTATCCGATAACACATCTTGTTGATTTAATAAATCATCCTCAATCCTATCTAAACATCTAACATCAAAATTTATATCTAATTGATTCTGATTCAATGTACTTGTCTCAGGTAAAAAATATAAACGTGGATATAATGGTTCCACTTTTGTTTCTATATTATTCACTAATTGTGTTACATCACCGAACCCAAAACTATTCACCTGTTCGTGTGCTATAGCAAAGTTCTTCCAATCTTTTAATATTTGATAATAAGAACTAAATGATTCATCTTGACCGAATCCAAAATCATCTACTATTGGTAGATTACATGAGTTATAATCAAATGGTATTGTTAATTTAAGGTGTAACGTATGACCACCAAGTATAGTATTAAATCTTTCTGTAAAGGGTACAACCTCAGGTGACCAATCACCTACCGCTATTTGACTAAAGTCTCCTGATTCATATGTATATGATTGATAGAATACGGTAAATATATCTGACGCTAATTCCAATGTATCAGACATAACATCATCCAAATTGGATAAGTCATCTTCCACCCTATCCATAAACACAATACCGAAGTTATAATGTATATGGTTCTGATTGAATTGTACTTGTTCTGGTACAACATACATACGAGGGTATAATGGTTCCTCCTTTGTTTGTATATCGTTTGTAATCTGTGTGTAATCACCAAACCCGAATGACTTAATCTGTTCGTGGTGATACGCTATACTACTAAAATACGTTAATAATTGTTTGTATGTTATTGTACTCATCTAATATTAAATATAAAGTTTATTAAAACGTATCCTGAAATTAGATAATATTGTTGGCCTTTTTCATCCTCTTAACTTCTTCCTTATCTTTTTCTATCAAATAGGATAACATATTTAAGGTTTCAATAATTCCTTTCTTAGCGATGCTATCGTGTCTTGTAATATCATCATCTGCAATTCGGTTAAGAACCATGTACCATCCGAATTTTTCTTCCATAGATTTGTCCATATTCTCTTTCTCCATCTCCATACGAATTTTATCTGCATCCAACTTACTTTCATCCATGTCTTCAAAGATATTGGGGTACTTTGAGAATAGATCCTTGCGAAATGAATAAAAAAAAACTGAGACCCTAAAGCGTACTCCACATTTAACTTGTCTCTGAATAACTCAGCACGTTCCTCCATCTTGTGGACGTCGTATTCCTCTATCTCAAATTTATGTTTACCCTTATGTTTTGTAATAGGTCTATATAGTATTGCGGTAATAATATGTAGGTAACTTAAAAACTCCTCAGGTTTCTTGGTCATAAGTGTATCTAAGTCAGCAAACTCACCAAAAGACATATTCTTCCACGATGGAATGAATCCGTATTCAACACCCTCAAATGTAAACTTATCCGTAAACTCAGGTTCCCTTGTTGGAATGATCTTTAATAACTCCATTGATAAAGTATTAATAACATCCCTGTTTCCTTTCATTAATAGATCCATTGGTGCACCAGTGATTATGTTAATTAACTTTATTGAGAAGTATTCATCCTCAAATAAGTCCTTTACCTTGAATATCTTTACGTAATCTCCTATCGTTAAATAATAGGGTAACTTATATTCCTTTCCTTCTAATTCAAATGTTATTTTTTTCATATTATCTTATATTATTAATTGATGTATAGTTATTTCCACCGACTACACCTATTGCGTATCTTCCTGACGCTTTTATGTTTTTTAATTCCCAATACATTCTCATCATCATTGCATCAGATAAATCGGGTGACTTACCTAATACTCTTTTCATCTCATCTTTTGATTGTACTGAAACCTTATTATCCTTATCCGTATCTTTTAGTTTTATTGCAAGTAACTCCTGTGTTAATTGATCTATTGTTGTTGGGTCTAATATGTTTAATGATAACTTACCCTCCCTGAATAGATCTGATAATTTAACATAACACTGACTCTTTAGGTTACTGAAATTTAATTTATGTAATGGTGAACTATTATTCACAAAGTTTGTTCCTCTAATCTGATCCGCAACACCTCCACCTACGCCATCACTATCCACAATAATGTTTGATGGATGTATACCGTGTTTCTCAATTAGAGACCTAATTTCGGAGGATAATTCTGTGGTTGATAACTTACTATAGACAAGACATTCCACGACCACCAGTCCAACCCAAACCATCACTACGGATCTATCATCACCAAACCTTGCTACATCCACTGACATATATTTCTTATCTTGTGGATTAGGTGTCTGTAGGAATATAGAATTTGATATATAATCAAAGTTGAATAAACTATCTGTGTCATCCATGTAATTCCAATCACCTTCCAATAATCTCTTTCTTTGTTGTGATGGTAATTCCTTCAACATCTCAATATAACTTGGTGGTAGATGTGGGTTATCTAATGGGAGTGCTGGTACAAACGCCATATTATCAGGTAGTGTCTGATTAACAAATGGTAAATAAAAGTCCTTCTTGATCCAATTGTTGGATGGGTTACAAGTCATTAATACTTTTGGTATTAACTTATACTCATTTAATTTATATCTTATACGGGACTTTAATATTGAATAACATAATGAGGTGATCTGTGTAGCTTCATCTATGAATATAGCGGAGACCTCCATTGAACCAAGAGAATCATAGTTAGGATCACTGATTTGAAACGCTAAGTCCTTTAATATAATCTCACTACCATTATTAAATGTTATAACATTTGACTGACCATTATACTTGAAGTGTTCCCCTGACTTTAAACTCATCATCTTTAATACATCAAATAGTGTATTTAATGTGGTTAATTTAAGTTGTTGTAATACCGATCTACCTATTAATGTCCTTACGCCAGGATATTGTAGACAGACAGTAGTAATCCAGACACAACCCAACCAAGACTTTCCGCCACCGGCGGATCCACCATATACAATAATATTCGTCTTATCATCTAATAATAATTTAAAAGTATGTTTTTGTTTATCTGTTGGATTAATCTGTATTTCCATATAAAAAATTATACGCTGATAAATCTACAATATCAATATTATCATTAACCTCGTTATCCCATCTATCTCTATCATGTTCTATATTACAATCTATCCTACCTCTTTCACATCTCAACATCCAATCCTCTCTTGTCTTATTGTGGTAATGATTAATCACCGCAACATCTGATGGACCATTAGGATTAAACGGTCCTCTAAATACTTTTCCGTTGGTATCCATTGCGTGTCCCAATGTATTGTGTGGTAGTTGCATTCTTTCACCTGACCTTGCGTTAACTAATACTTTGATATGTTGGTCTGTATTCTTATTCCTATTATGGAACATTGTTAATAATGAATTACAATATCTATTCATTAATCCAAACGATCCGTATATAAACCAATTCAATCCTATTACATTGGTCTTATCCTTATAGTCATCAATAAACTCCTTTATGTTCTTATGTTTCTTTAATACAAGAAACTCATCACAGTCAAAGAACGCAATCCAATCATATTCTGTATTGTTATGTAATACGTTATTGTATAATGGAACCTGTAAATTCCTACCATCACATATTTCTTTTTGTAGATATGGTTTCTCTATATCGGTCCTCCAATCGTTTTGATATATGATGATCTTATCAAATCCTAATTTGTGGTTATACTCCAACCATTCATCTAAGTAATGGTCTTCCATTCTTGCTACACATACGAGTGCTACTTTAATCTCCTTCATACATTCTTGATGGTTTGTAATTTTTATTAGAGTTATTATGTTCTAAGTGAACAAACATTAAATCTCTTGGTAATAATTTATGACAGAAATAGGAGTTATTAAATGATGATGTGTTTCCATCAAACGATACTTTCTTATCTACTATTAATAATTGTAATTCCTTATCCAAGAAAAATTCACCCACTTCCTGATAGTTTAATATAGGTAGTCCCAATATCATTGCAAAGGGTTTCCCCAATTTGTATAATCTATCCAATACTTCTAACTTACGGGTAAAGGGTGGATTTGAGACCACACAATCATAGTATGGTGGTTCATATTCAAAAAAGTCATAACCGTCCTCTATATGTCCGTAAATAACTTTATGACCCTGTTTGGTTATTTGTTGTACAAACTCACTTTCAAATTTATCAAATGGACACCATACAACACTATTCGGTTTTATATATTGTAGGATTGGTTCAACCAATATTGGTGGTGTGTAATATTCATCCTTATCTTTTGTCCTGAAGTGTGCTGAATTAATTATGGACATACAATATTTTATCAACGTGTATTATCTTCCCTTCAGGGAATCTTGTTAAATATTCTTCAATGAATACATAGTCCGCTTGTTCTATATTCTCTTTTAATTCTAATTTTTGTGCGTTATATGTACGGACCATAAAGTTTCCTACATCAATCTTACCAAATTCTATTGCACATTGAATTGGTATATAATCATCATTCACCCAATTGTGTACCATATTACAGAATACAAAATGTACGTCATCTCTATCTTTAACTGATGATAAGAAGTTCTCTACAAATGTTGGTGCGTAATAGTTATCTTCCCCTGTCATTAACACCCATTCTTCTGTTGCTGCTTTAAGTCCGATATTACGTGGTGTATGTCCCCAATCATTATATCTTACTTTTGTTGTTGAGAACTTAATCTTATCCTTATGTTCATCAAAGAACGCAATAATATCTAAGTATCTTTCTTTAACATCTTCAGGAGGACAATCAGCAACAACGTGTATTCTCCAATTAGGATTTGTTTGTGCTACAATTGAACTGATGATTGTGGTTAATAAATCTACCCTTTTATGTGTGGGTATCACAAATTCTATTTTATCCATTATACATATTTTATCCAACTGTTATCCCCGAACACTTTATCAGGTTGACCGAACATTTCATTTACCGCTTGATATACTCCAACCAAATGTGGAATCTGACTTGTATAATCATGACCTCCAATTACTCCACCTTTTTTAACAAGTGGTAGATAGTTTTGTATGTCTGTCTTAACTCCTTCATATGTGTGTAATCCGTCTATATAAACAAAGTCATAGGTCTCACTATTCAGTTCTTTAACTGCGTTATCTGAAGTGTCTACAATCGTCTCTATGTTTGAATAAACGGTAATCCTATCCAAGTATGTTTGGTAAACATTATCAAATTCAAATAAATATGATGTTGGGTCAGCGTCATCATAATTAGGTTGAAACGGATCCACAGCAATAACCTTTTTAAATGATTGTGCAAACAGTACCGTACTCTCACCAACGAATGAACCTATCTCAATCATTGTCTTATCGGAGTTATCCCCCAATTCTTTTATCAGGTCCAATAAACCTTCGGTACTTGTAGCATCACGCATCCAAGTTTGATCTTTATTTGTTGTATGTTTCATCTTATAATTTATTTTAATAATGGGTCAAAAACGAAATTTCGGGGGTAGTTAAACCAAAAAAATTAGTCGTTCAAGTTAATGTTTATTGAAATGGGTTGACCATTGGATGTTATATCCACCTTCTTAGTCTCCAATGAATGTATCTTCGCAATAGAGTCCAACACCTCTTTCTCAGTTCTCTTATTATTGTCTTCACGACAACGATGAAGTAGGTCATATAATTGAGTTAAATGGTTTTCCAATATCTCCTCAGAGTTTTGGTTATATCTTTCTTTCATTCGGGTCCTTGCTTCCTTCCACCAATTCTCAGCGGTTCTTTCTGTTACGTCAAATTCTTTTGATGCTTTTGCTGCAAACTCTCTATAAGATAAATGTTCGTATAACATCATCTCAAATATTCTTGCCATCCTACTTTCAAAATCTAATTCGTTTGACTTACGTCCTCTTTTTGTTTCTTTATTTTCCATATAAATGTAATCTAAATCTTCTCGCCTGTTTATTTACACATGATCTACATCCCCAATCAAAGTCTTCGTTGAATAAGAATTGATATACCTTTTGTATAAACTCCTTCTTATCATCCTTAACTCCTAATATAGATGTTAGTTCTGCGTACGCTACCTTAATATCTTCCTGTGTAGGTATAAATAGTTCCTCCTCTATTTCAAATGGTAATGGTAGTTTCTCCACCACTACATCTTTCTTCTTCTTACAACTAACGCAACCCTTCTTCTTCTTACTTGGATTCTCAATTGAATTTTGTTTTAACTTCTCTAATCTATCTAATTCCTTATCCATTTATTATTTGTTTCAATTTTCTTTTATAATAAGATATTCTTAATTTATACAGTTGTTTAATCAGTTTCTTCTCCATGTTCTATTGGGGTTATTGTATCTATATTATTGAAATGATCTATTTCTTCTTTTGGTGGTTCAGGAACAGGTATTGGTTCAGGTGTTCCCATTATTACTTTTGTCTCCACACGTTTATTCTTTTTACAGTTACACATTACTTATTCATTTTTTTAAAGGTATTATGTCTTATTACTTGTTTTGTTTCTTTTACATATCTTTGAATGGATGTTAAAGGTATTTTGGTATCCGTTGATACTTTCTTTAAACTACCTAATACCATATACTTCTCAAAAATAATCTTGTGGAACCATCCAATCTCCGTAAATTCTGTTTCCACTATTTCTAATATATGATGTTCCTTAAACACATCATCAGTATCAGTTAGATTACTTACCTCAAACAATTCATTATACAATGTACTTTCCCTTCTTACCTTTCTGTAAAATGGACTTGTTTTGGAATACCAATTAATTGTTAGACATTTAACAATATAATACTTTATACTGTTATCGTCAAGTTTGTTTAGATTTATTTCTTTCTTATCGTATAGTTGAAGTAATACATCATTGAGTAGATCCCCTGCGAATGAATCATGTTTGGTTATCTTATTACAAATGTTTAATAGTTCGTAGTAGTTCTTACTTATGTATCTCTCTATTTCAATCTTCATTCAGTATGGTTCTAATATCCTTTAAACATTGACAAATTTCATATTGTTCCAAATGTTCATTAGATATTATACTACTCTCTAATATCTCATCTAAGAAAGTAATACGGTTTATGACTGGATCTAACTCCTTGTCTATTGTAGTTAATAAAATATCTATTAGTTTATTACACAATGCATGTTTCTCTCTCCTTGTAAAATCACAATAATCTTTTGGTATATCTATAAAACCAATTTCAGCTTGCTCTCTTTTCATTCCTATATCTTGTTACTACAGTTCTTATTAGTGTATGACTACAATCAAATATACCCGATATATCATCATAAGTATAACCTTCTTCCACCAATTTAACAATCTTATCTACACTATTCCATACACCTTTCTTAATCTTTCTTCCACCACCTGGTGTTGCTAATCTTTTTGGTTTATTTTCAAATACCATATTAATAAATACTCCATTCTCTTTAACACTAGGTTTATTCCAAATTCCTGTTGGTTCATCAAATATCCAACCAAACGCCTCCATTACCATAAATACATTCTTCTTCTGTTCCTCATCAAAATATCTATTCGGTTGTTCATAATATCTATCACTACCTCCCTTATTTGATAGTTTTTCTTCCTTACATTCTTTATACATCTTACCATGACAGGTTTTACATCTTTTGATATGATTACCATTTGCATTGAGATAATAATTAACTAAGGGTTGATATTCCTTACAGTCAGAACATTGTTTATGATTGTCCGGTATTACTGGCATTACTATAAATACATTGATTTAAACGAAAAGACCCAGCACCTTTTATTATGGGAATAACCGTTGGTGCTGAGTCAGTGAGCGAAAATTGTTTTAGAACTTTCTATACTATTATAATTAAACTAATCGGGATCTTCAAGAGATAAAAACTCTTTTACTTTATTGATATTCTTTCCATACTGGTTGAGTATTATATTATCACCGGAACTTCGTTCTGTTGAGGATAGTTTCTCAATTAAAGATATATATTCATTTCTACTTGTTTGTGGCAAGGAATAAAATTCTTTCATTGTTAATTCTTTATCCCTCCAAATCCAACCTTTTTTCATATATATAAATATAAATAATTTTATTTATTTTTAATAATTTCTTTTAATATTTCAATATTAAAATCTGGATGATTTATTAATTGTTCAATTAACCATTCAATTGGTAATTGTTGTTTTACTATTTTACTTGTGTTCATATTTTTTTGTTTAGAGTTGTGATTTTAGATTTAACAGTTGTGATTTAGGAGTTATGAGTTTAGATTTTACATTTAAGAGTTTAGAGTTAGGATTTACCAGGTTTTTTGGGTTACAGAATAACCCATTGGGTTTATTAATAACCTGTTGGGTTATTTGGTCTTCCACCAAGTGCTCCATTTTCTCTACTACGTTGTGCTCGTTTTTCATATTTCTCTTTGTTTATTTCAAGTATCCTTTTGATCTGTAACCAATGCATCTGTTCTGCTCGGGTAGGTAGATATGGTTCTTCTCCTCTTGCGTTACGGAATATGTTCAACATGAAGTTCTGTACTTCAGCTGGTGTCATTAATTTTATATCTTCTTCCCAATCGGAATAGATGAGTATGGATTTTTTCATAAGACTAATTTACAATAAATATTTTGAAATATCAAAAAGGTCAATATATTTTTATAAACATACCTAATTTATATGTGGAAAACTATTTTTATAAGGATTTTGTAATTTCGGGGAAAGTTCGTATATTTATGTATAAACAAAATTATATGAGTTATTACAACACAACAATTGAAAGAGACCCTTCACTTAAACAATTTCAAAAGGAAGCAAAAAAACAAGAGGCAGTAGTATTAAAAATGTTTGAGGTATATGAATCTCAACAAATAAAGTTTTCAAGATGGGATATGGTTGAATTATATCCATGTTTTATCTTACCTTCGTCTGTGGGTAGATGTTTAACTGATCTAACCAAGGAAGGTAAACTAATTAGATTAGATGAAAAGAAAACAAGCAAGTACGGACGACCAGAACATTTTTACAAATTAAATAAATAATAAACAATGGAACAGAAAAAAGTGGTAGAAACAAAACCAATTGAGTTTTACTCAACAAACATTAGTATTTTACAACAATCCCAATCAAAACTTGCATTGGAGTATTTAACATCAAAAGGTTATATTCCAACCGTTGAGGAACTGTGGAGGATAACTGAGGTATTTGTATTATGTTGTTTACAGAAACAAGATGTTGAATTAAAGAAAAGAATCATTGCACTTGATAAATGGGTTGCTGAAAAAACAAATCCAACCGATCAACTTAAACAAACTATTATTAACAAATTAAGTAAATAAGATGAAACAATTAACAGCAGATGAAAAAGGATTTATTCTATGGTTAATAACCGAATATAAAAAACAACACTCAACAAAAAATGATGTTTGTAATTCTATAACTAATAAACTATATAAGTAAATAATATGAATTTAGAATTAACAAAAAAAGAAACAGATTTAATATATAGTTCTTTAAAATTATATATTAAGATGGCTGAGGTATCAATTAAAAATGGTAAAAACTCTTTTACTGAAAAGGATAGTAAAAGTATTGTTGATTGTATTAATACAGTTGGTACATTACTTAAAAAATTAAAACAATAATATGAAACAACTACTTGATGAGTTATGGGCAGTAAAAGAAAAAGAACTTGCTGCACTAATTAAAGACACTAATTTCCAATACTACTTAGGTAATATTACAAAAAAAGAATATGAAATTAGAAAGGAGGGTCATATGGGATTTTATCTTGGATGGCGTGGTTTGTACTACGAATTAATTAAACATGATGAAACAATTAGAGGTGTTATTACCGTACCAAAATCACATCTTGAACAATCAATAGAGTTTGCAACACAAATGGTTGAACAAGAAAAACAAAATAAATAATATGAATTTAGAATTAACAAAAGAAGAAATATTTACACTTAAAGTAGCTATGTTATTTTATATTAAAATGAATGGGAAACTTACTGATAAAACAACAATGGAAAAAGAATTAATAAAATATAATAAATCTATTATGATTAAATTTGATAAACTATTAATAACTAAATAATATGAAACTAAAAGTCTATAAATTAGAACGAGATAATAGAAAAAATGTTATCCAACAGATTGAATGGTTAAAGAATGAGACAGGTGAGGAGTACGATTGTGATTATCTTAAATCATTATTCCCCATGACTAAAAAGGAATTGATTCAAGTTTGGATTGAATTGGTTAAACAATTAGAATATCCTCAATTAGATTGGATACAAATTTATTATTAACAAATTAAATAAATAAAATGAAAGAAACGACACCACTACGTCCTATTGCAGACATTTGGGATGAATTATCAAACCACCCTGATTATGTTGTGGGTGCTTTTTATGATAAGGAAACGGTTATTGATATTATTGCTACTGAAATTGGAGATGATTATGATGATGATGATAAATTATTTAAGGATGCTGAAGTAATATTAAATAATAACTTTTATCAAATACAAAAAAATATTGAAAATTGTTGGGATTATGGTATGCAAGATTGTATTTTTTCTGACGATTGTGATTTACCTGAAGAAACAACTAAAGAAGATTAATATTTGGAATTGTAAAAACAATTTCTTATATTTATATAGAAGGGGTGGGGATTTATTTATTATAGATTGCCATCTATGTAAGGTTAAGTTTCTCATAAACCCATCCCTTCTTTTACAACGTCTATTTTTAATATAAATAGGAAACTGTGATTAGTTTTTCAAAACTCACCCCGTTCTCTACGGGGTGTTTCAATTTGTGGATAACTTTTATTTGGTAATTTTAATACGATTTATTATCTTTACACTATAAAACAAAAATTATGCGAACAATTACAAATGAACAAATTAAAAATTTAACTTATGATGATTATATACATATTATATATTCAGCGTTTGAAATAGATAAATTTAATGAAAAAGATAAAAAAGGTATTAATTTTCAAATGTTACGAATATTAAAACGTAATGAAAAAAAATATGGTATTGATTTAAAAATTTTAGAAAAAGAAGTTAAACCATCAATAAAATTAGGATAACTAACTCCCAATATAAAAAAACCCTTCTATTCTTAGATGGGGTTTTTAAAATAAAATAATATGTATTACATATATTACATTGAAGGAATTAAAATAGGTTGTAGTAAAAATCCTAAACGTAGAGTTAAACAACAAGGATATACCGAATTTATCATTTTAGAGACCCATACAGACATTCAAATAGCATCTGAAAGAGAAAGGTTATTACAGAAAGAATATGGTCTTAAAGTGGATAATAAACAATATAAAGATGTTATTGAAATGTGTTCTTCAGGTGGTTTAGCGGGTGGTAAAAAAGGTGCTGCAAAAATTAAAGAATTAGGTATTGGAATTTATTCAATGACTAAAGAAGAAAGAATTGAAGTAGGTAAAAATAGTATTGATAAATTAGTTCAATGGAACAAAAATAATCCAGAACATTTAAAAAATCAACAGAGTATTGGTGGTAAAATACGTGGACCAATACAGGGTAATATTAATAAAGAAAATGGTCATATGTCCCAATTAGGGAAACAAATGACCATATATAATAATCGTCTTCAAACTTGTCCTTATTGTAGTAAAGAAAGTAAAGGTGTTGGTTATTCTCGTTGGCACGGAGAAAATTGTAAATTTAAATAATTACTTCTTTTCCCATTGTGCGTAACAAACTGCATTTCTTTGTGCATCATCAGGAAACTCACCATATAATTCTTTGTTACAACGTGAAATATATGTTTGTTCATCCTCACCACTTTCAGGTGTCGGGATTACAAATTCTTCTTTCTTTTGATTCTCTTTAATTGGCACACAATTCGGTGAACCATCAGGTTTTAAACCTATTGCTTCATATCCTTCCCAACATGGGTTAGGTTCAATCATTTCCTCCTTAGGTATTTTAATCTCGTAGTTATTTAATTTCAGTTTTATAATATCTTCTAATTTCATATTATCTTAATTTTTTTAATTGTGTTAAATTTAGTTCTTGATCCAATAAGAATATTGACTGATAGTTATGATGAATCCAAGAGGTTAATTCCTGTTGGGTTATCTTATACTTTTTATCAAAATCCATATCAAGTATCCTTGTAAAGTATTCAGACTTATGTCCTAAGTTAAGTTCGTCTTCCGTTGGTCGTGGTAAATAATAATCCATATTCATATTCTAATTTAATTAATAACAATCAGCACAGGGAGGATTTTCGTTTTCTAATTCACTATATACACTAAATTGTTTTCCAATGTTTCTCATTGAATAACCTTTACGTGTTGTATTCTTTAATGATATACCACTCATATATTTTTGTGAACGATCAGGTATCATACCATCCCTCGTTGATTGTGTTAGATATTGTGGGAACACATTACTTCCATAACCGATCAATAAATAATCTTGAAGACGTGTCATATAAAAATCAGCACGTTGTTTCTGTATATTTCTAAGGTATTGCATCGTTGCAATATCCACAGATTGTGCGTTCTCCATTGTACCTGACATAATACCATTGTTCATTGTACGATACATTATATGAGGTATTGCGTTGAAGTACGCGGTCTGAATCAAATACGGTTGAATATATTCATTTACCAATGTTGTTTCTTGTGCGTTAAATGTATTACCTGTTGAACTAACTTGTGATAATAAATGATTATAAAATAAAGTTCCCAATATTGTTTGAAGGTCAATATCTTGTGCTATTTGTATTTCCGCTTTAAGAACATCCATATCAACATTCTTATTGATATTGGTAAAATTCTTTAATTTGGTTTCTGAAATTAATAATACACCCATGTTTAATTAATGTTTAATTCTTCTTCTCCTAACCATGCACCACATTGTTCTTCAGTTAATCCGAATCCTGACATTAACATTTGTGCTGCTTGTCCTCTTGTTATTTTTTCTTTATTATATTCTCTTACAATTCTTAATAGACCTTGATATTCTCTACCTGATAATTTCTTAATGTTTTCATTAACTGACATTTCTTGTTCGTCAGGAACTAATACTGGTGTTACAGGTGCATCATCTACCACAGGATTTTCTTTAACATCACCTGTTAAGAATAGACTTAAAGGTTTAATTTCAAATGTAGTTGGTTTCTCAAACTTGATTGATACCAATTTATTAAATATAGGTAACATACAATTTTGGAATGGTTGAATAACCATCTTACGGAAATATTCAGAATGTTCTGTAATCTCATTTGAACCACCTAATTTACCCGCAGTAGCAATACCGAATAATTCAGCACTACTTACTCTATGAGAGGATAATATTGAACGTGTTATATCATCATTCATTGTTTGATAGTAACTATCATTATCATTACGAGGGATCTGAATAATCTCAGGTGCGGTATCTTTACTTTCGTTGAAGGATATAATTGCTTGACCTGCGTTATCTGTTCCTGCGTATTGTTCTTCCAATGCACGAGTTAATATTCTTTGTTCTTCCTCGCCTGGTATTCCACCGTTCATATTGATAAACAAACTTGGAACCATACCTGAACGTAAATTATTCATATGGAAGTTCTTAGTCTCAATATCAATTTCAATTGCACGTTGTCCCGCTGACCAATCAGGTACAGGATAGTAACTCATTGATGGAACATATGTTTTGTAATAATAAATTTGATTGGGAGAATTATCATCCATATTAAACACAGGATATTCTTGAGGTGGATACTTTCTTGTATCTTTCCAATGTGCTGAATAATAGTATGTATCTATCTTATCATCATCATTTAACTTTCCACTTCTAACTCTACTAAAGTCCAAATGATATATCTCAGCAATTGAACCATCTCTTGCTTTAACAATCTGTAAACTAAATCCACCAAATAACATAAAGTCCAATGCACATTTTCTCATTACATCAGATACATTCTCAGATGGATTAATAAGATTAACTGATGCCATTGGGTTGTTTAATGATACAATACCATCACCCATAATCTGATTTACCTTTGAGGTTACTACCGCCTTATGTATTGCACAGTTATCGTATAACTCAATAAAGTATTGAGGTAATAGATTCTGATCCCCATAATAAACCCATGGGTATCTCTGCAATACTTCCGCAAAAACGGGAACTGTTGCACGGTCAAAACTTATTTTCTTTAAGTCGTATTTTTTTATTTCACTCATAATTAATCTTGTATATAAATATAATTCTCGTTAGTCTCATTTGGTGAGATATATTCTGTAAATCCTACACCAACTTCAGTTCCTTCCAATATTGTAATACCACTGTAAACCAATTCGTTATCAGGATTACCATATATGTTTAATATATATTCTCCTAAGTAATTCAAATCATTTGTTGCTAATGGTAATAGTATTTCACAATAACGAATGTTTTGGAAATACACCGCAGGATCACTAATATTAATTGTATAATTCTTAACCTCTTTACTCATTACGTGGGTAAAGTTTAACGTATAACCAGTAAATACAGTTCTACTATTATTGTTAATATTCAACACCAAATTGTTATTCTGTCCCTTAATCAAATAAAGCATATTCTTGTCTTATATAATTAAATATAAAAAAAACCATTTTGAATTGGTATAGCATAAAAAAAAAGGGTCCTTAGACCCTCTTTCTTTTAGAATTAGAGATATAGAAAATTCAGTCTATAAAAGACCTACTATTTTTTAAGCCGCTCCAAATCCACCTGCAGTAAAGATAGAACTTAACGCTCCACTTATTACGTTTGCTGGTGCTGATTCTTGACCTGTGAAGATCAATTCAAATCCATTTCTATCACCAAACGCTGTACCTGTAGCAGCAGAACCACCACTTAAATACAATCCGTTTACTTGACCTAAATAGTACTGAACATCATTTTGATCTATAGCGATAATTTGTGTTTGGTCATTTTGACCTAATACCAATAATTGGTTTCTCTTAAGTTGGTCGTACTTGAATAATACAGCAGTTAAAACTTGTTCCCAATAGATAGTTCCGTTTTCAAAGTTCTTAGTAGTATTTTGTGCTAAAGAAGAAGTGTTTCTCTTTAATTCAAAATTGTACCAAACACCTGAACCTGTAATACCTGTGATAGGACCAGTTGTTCCTGTAATTGCTACTGTAGAAACAGAAGGTGCTGTTGCACCACTTGCACCTAATACCCAAATACTTTTAATACCACCTATTCCATCAGAACAACCTAAGTCAACTCCTGAAGATATATAACATGACATATATGTATAATTAATTTTTGTTTATTTATGTTAAAGGGGACTTTCACCCCTTTTGTTTTTATATTTTTTTAGACTATGCTAAGTTGTTTGTTGCGAAATATGCAGTTGAACCAAACGTAGCGATTGTTACACCGTAGTTATAGTTTGCACGTAATCTTAACTCATCAAAATCTTTTGAGTACCAGATAACTAATTTCTCGTGGTCAGACAATAAGTCAAAACCTACAACCATGTACTCACGTGGTCCGATTACAACTTGATTTGATCCGTTAAGACCAATAGTTGGAACGACTTTAACGTTTGTATTAGGTTGAGTTGCTTCCATCATTCCTGTAATATCAGATGAACCGATATAGTTTTGGAAGAAGTTAGCACGTGTTAACGCTTGAATGTATAAACGGAAGTTAGCGTATGACATAAACACAACTAAATCTTCACGAGACATTGCGTTGTCATCTAATACGTTAATCAATTTATCTACTTCAGTGATTGGATTACCACTAACACCATATGCAGCAGTACTTGAGAAAGTAACACCTGTAGAGTTAGCAACACCTGTTGTACCTGTTGAGATTAAAGTTTTAAATCCTGTGAAACAAGATGAACCTGTTGTTGCTTGCCATAATTGTTGTTCAATTCTTTGTTGAATTTGTTTAACTTTTAACTCAGCAATTTGTTGTTCAAATGGAACTGTCTCAGATGTTTGACCTGGTGCCATTAACATTGACTGATATGTATCATACAAATCCTTATAACATAATGCTTCATTATATTTCTCAGGACAAGTTGTGATGTTTGTTTGAGAAAACTCAGTTGTACCTGATGGAGACCATCCACAAGTACCGTCTTGGAAATAAGCAACTGAATTTAATAAATTCAATGCTTGTGTACCTTTAATACCTAAACGTACGTTTGCGTAACGAGCGGTTGTTCCACCGATTAACGCTTTTGAAAGTAATTCACCACCAACTTGGTCTACGTATCCACCGATAGTAGCAACGTCGTATTGGAATTGTTCTCTTGATAAAATTTTCATAATTTTATTAATTTTTGTTTTTTAATTATTTATTTGTTTTTCTTAATGCTGCAATGGCTTCTAATTTAGAATCCATGTAGTCATCTGTTTTATTAAACTTTTCAGTTTTTCCATCAGCAATCTTTTTTGCTGCAGGTTCTTTTTTGAATGAGTTAAAGTCAGTAGATAATGAAGACATTTGTTCTTCCATCTTTTTAACTTTATCACCCATTTTGTAGATAAATTCTTTCAACATATCTACCATTTCTTTTGACATTCCGTCTTTAGATACTTCAATCTCAACTTCAGCTTCAGGTTTTTCCATTTCTGGTTCTTCTAATTTTTCTTCAATCTTAGCGATAATACCTTCCTTAGTTTCAACTTTCGTACCATCAGAAATTTCATGTACGCCATCTGGTGCGGGTATTTCTCCCTCCTCAGTAACGACAACAACTTTAGCACCTTCAACTAAAGAATCACCTTCCACTTTAATTGCGGTACCATCAACCAATTTTGCATCAATGAAAATCTCTTTTACAATTTCAGTTTCTTCATTTTTCAAGAAACCAAACTGTACCATAAGGGATTTAATCTCTTGAATAGCACTTTTTGAATTTGACATAATTTACGTTTATTTTATTTTATTTATTCCTTATCTATATATATAGATATAAGACATTATTACCATTAATATGTGGATAACTTTATTTGGTAGGTATGAAAATATGTTTTAATTTTGTATCCTAAATTAAAAATTATGAAAAAAGAAAAAACAATGGGAGACATTTGGATTTGGGACAGAAGAATCGGAATGTGGATCGTAAAGTAAACAAAGAACCCCTCGTAATTGAGGGGTTTCTTTTTACATATAATCTAATAATTATTTTCTTTTTTCAAGTATTAAATAATTAATTTTAGTTATTAATTCCTCTATTTCTTTTGGTGTAACTAAATAACCAATTGGTTCTTTAGGGATATATTGTATCCCTTGCATTAATCCGAATTTTATATTTGTTAATTCTAATTCTGTTAAATTTTCCATAATTTATATATTTTATTTTTTATTTTTATTCTTTAATATTTCTTTAATATCTCAGCAACTTTGTATAAGAACATTTCTTCCTTACTGAACGCTTGAACTTCTTCAAAGAAACCTGATACACTAAATCCGTTTAACTTACCTTCCTTTACTTGATTCCATACCTCATCACCTTTTGGTGTCTTAGCGATCTTCATGGATAACATCCACGATCCTACAGGAACATCACCAAATCCGTATTTTACTGACTTATCATTCTCATCTTCCTTAATCCAACTCTCAATCACATATACATCTCTTACCGCTTTACCATCGTGCATCAAATCATTATTACGTGTATATTGATTCTTCATATACTTCTCACTTATCATACGAATTGTTTGTGCTGTAAAGAACACATAATATGGATTACCCATTGCATCTTTACGGAATATCTTTTGATCAGGTATCATTGCTGGTCCTAATACAATTCTTTTTTCTTCACTATCAATTTTAAAATATTGTTTTGACATTTTATCCGCTTGATTGATTTTTGATTGAGACCAACTTAACGCTGACTTTCCTCCCCAACTATCATACATCAATTTACCACATCCATCTCCATATCCTTTACTTGATTCTAAATCTACCTCATGACGGGATAAGTAACTATACATCCTTTTAACTGTATCCAGACTGATTGGTTCACCCTTAGCAAGTTGATTAGCACGTTGTTTTCCTACATCAGTTCCACAACTACCCCATCCATTTTCTTCCACATATTTCAATACCGCTTGTGCGTTGTTTTTAACACTATCAGGATAATCACTATAACTTTCAAATGTTGTTGGTTCTACCAATGATTTTGATATTGTATCACCTGATACTTCATCCACATAAGATGGTAAAGGATTGTCATAACCAAATGATGCTTTACCTGGTACTCTTGTGTCGGGTTGAGGTATCCCTAATACATCATAACTTTCAGCACCATCAATTCTACCTTTTGTACTTGATCCTTTATTAACAATTCTATCACCTTTTCTATATTCTATCTTCTGCCATAAATGTCTACAGTTATACGATCCCCTCCAAACCATTGCTGAACTTCCCAAATCGTTTGTAATACCCTCTAAGTCCTCAACACGGTACACAAAATTCTTTTGTAGTAAATCCTTACAAAACTCTCTTGTGGTGTCCTTAATGGGACTCCCTGATGCTTGTGGGTTAAGTACGTACTTATATCTAATTAACCTTTCTTCTGTATCCTCAAATGATGGTGAGTTTGGTGATGATGATATAAAATCTTCTTTTACCATATCCCATCCATCGTTAATTAAATCATCTTCAGACTGACCTTTTTCAAGTATCATTGATGAGAACTTCATATCCTCACCATCGGGTATAAAAAAGTCTTCTTGTGTCTTATTGAACGCTAACCAATTAATGCAAATTGCAGGTTCATCAACTAATGATACTGCGTCAACACCTGACAACTCATCATCTTCTTCAATCTTTAATTCAAATATTTTTTCTTTCTTTATCATAATATAATATATATAATTTTATAATGTACTTAAATCCTTAAGTCTTGATTGTTTCTGTGCTTCAGTTGTTAATTCACTTGATACCACATAAGTTTTTATTATTTGAGGTTGCGTCATTGTTTCAGTTACTCTTGGATTATCATATCCTGCTTGACCTGCAGCACCCTGACTGAATGATGTACCACCACCCATTTGATTCATTGCTGATAATAATGGTTGAAACATAGTTACTGCACCACGTGTCATTACCGCTTCACCACCTTCCGCATTGATCATAACCCCACCACCTGCGTGTCTTGGTCCATTAATCATTCCACCATCAGCATAATTCTGACCTAAGTTCGGTGCTGCGGGTGCTGCCGCTTGATTACCTTCTGCACCACCTGTACTTGCACTCTCATATTGTTGTGATTTAATCTTATTGATATTAGCAATACCCAACGCAATTGCTGCAGCTGCCGCAATACCACCTAATACAGGACCAACAATAGGAATTGCTGCCATTGCTGAGAACGCTGAGATTGCTGATTGGAACATCTGTATAGTTGCGTTTGCAATCTGTAACTTCTTGTTCTTTTCAAAATACTTTTTCTTAATCTCCTCTTGTTTCTGTTGGTTATCACCAGCAGCTTTCAACTCCCTATTCATTTGGTTCTCATATATTGCACCGAGTGCTGCAGTAATTTGAGTACCTATACCAGCAATTTTTGAAGCCATCTCAGCATACGCAACAATCTCTTGCATATTGATTGCTTTCCTATCTCTTGACGCTTTCTCCTGTATTTGAGTTAACGCATCTTGTTGTTCTTTTGCGTTTTTTGCTTTAAACGCATCTGTTTGTTTTAACTCCTCAATTTCCTTTTGTTCTGCTTTCTTATTAATTTCCCTTAATACGTCATAATATCCTTTTGTTCCTTGAATCTGTGCACCTTGTTTGATTTGAAGGAATTTAAGGTCATCATCTAATTTTTTAATTTTTTCTTGTTCTTCCTTTTTGGTTGCATCATCTTTAACCTTTTGTTCTGCTTGTGCCGCTTGTTCCCTATATAATTTTCTAATTGCTTCCTTTTCAGTTTCATTCTTTTTAATGAACGCTTTATCCTTTTCTAAGTTTTCTAAATCTAATCTTAACTTATCTTGAATTGACGCAATATCTCTATCCTTTTCATCCTTAATTAAACTTATTTTAAGTTCAATAATCTTATCATTTAACGCCTTTTCATTATTAATCCTATCTTCATTTAACTTATTAAGGTCTTTTGTATTGGTTGCTTTATTCTCCAAATATCCTTTTTCTAAGTTATTTCTTTCTACTACTAACTTCTTATATTCTGAACTACCAACCGTTTCTAATTTTATTAGGTCGTTAATTCTCTTTAATTCACGTTGGTAATCTATATCTTGTGCGGATTGTTTATCCTTAAGTGCTTGAACCTCATCTTCACTTGCTTTAACTTTTACACGTGCAAGTTCCTCTTCAGATTGTTTAACTGATTCATTATCATTGATAGTATCCTGTGCTGCTTTCTTTTTGTCTGCAGCCTCTTTTATTGCTGCATCTGACGCCTCTTTACGTTTTTGTTTTTCTTCTTCCTTCTGTTTCTTTAATTCTTCTAATCTTTCTTTTTCTTTATCTGCAGCTTCCTGTCCTACCTTATCAATATCATTAGTTGCTGCTTCAATTTGTCCTTTAGACACACCCAATTTCTCAGCAATAAACGCAAAGGCACTACCTACCTTACCAATAATCATTGCAAGTTTCTCAAATATAGGAACCGCTACCGTATTGATCAAAGCAAGTATTGGACCCATTACTGATGAGAACGCCTGACTTACTTTATTAAGTGCCGCTTGACCTTCCTTAGTTTTACCTAATGCTTCCTTTAAGAACATGAACGCACCAATTAATCCCGTAACAATTGCAAGTAATGGATTTTTAGCAAGTACTTTAAACGCTTTATCAACACCCTGAATTGATTGTCCGACAAAACCTGCGACACCTGGCATTGTAGCTAAGGCGTCCTCAAACTTCATTGCTTGAAGGGTTGTTATTTCAAATTTGTCGTTTAATTCGTCCAATTGTTTCTTAGCCGTGGACATTCCTTTCAAATCACCTTTCTCTTCTGCTTCCTGAAACGCTAATGTTGCTTGACGTATTTGTACCTTTAAAGACTTAAACTTTCCTTCAGTTTCAGATAATATCTCTTTTGTCTGATTAAAAGTCTTATCAGCGTTCTTTAACTCACTATTCAACTTCTTCCACTCATCCGAACCCAATGGAAGATCATTTAATTTCTTTTGTGTTTCACTATATATTTTATTAAATTCATTAACGGATGTTTTTACAACATCTAATTCTTTTCCGTTAACTTTAATTATAATAGGTATTTCTTTAGCCATAATTTATATAAATGTATTTACGTTACTGTTACTGTTAAGGTCTGACATATTGGATATATTGCTTTAAGTCCAATCATTCTTATTTCAAAATAATATGTCCCTGATGAGAAGGTTGTTAAACCCATCATAGAAGGGGTTACGGTGACCGTATTTGATCCCGAATAGGTTGTTGAACCTGTTGTACCATTTGATACCAAATCAACACATCTCCACGGCTTATAATAGGTTTGACCACCCGCAATCAAATGAACTGATAATAAATGTATTTGACCTGAACTTGATATAAATGGTTGTGCACTATTTTTAGACCACGTGTAATCATGAGTAAATGTTATACCTGTCGTTCTTGCTGTACCTGATACCACAAAATTGGTCACCGTTCCTGATACACTAAAATCATTTATATTGTGTATTATATCTACATCATATTCTGATAACTCGTAATTTGGAAATACAAAGTTGGTTTCGTTTAGTTGTGGTATGTACTTACTCATATTATTAAATATACTTTTTTAGTTATTGTGGTCTCAAATTATTTATTATAAGACATATTAGTTATGTTTGAAACAGTTGGTGAATAGTTTGTTGTATTCCACGTTGAACCATAATCAGTTGAATATCTTAAAATAGTTCCACTACCTGCAATTGCATACATATATTTACCTGATGCTGATACTGCCACATTTTTAAACGTACTAAATAATAATGAAGGTATTGATGTAAATGTTACACCGTAATCTATTGATAAATAAACACTTCCAATATAATTATTACCAACCAAAATATACTGTCCTGTTGAATTTATAGCTGAACAAATATTATTAGCATTGGTTACCCCTGTTAATACTTGTGTCCATGTTGTTCCACTATTACTTGATATATAAAATCTTGATGATGGATTTGATGGTTGTGGATAAGAATCTTTCCCTGAACCTACAAAAATATATTTATTATCATCTGAAACAGATATTGTCTGCCATGCTCCAGTTCCTAAAGATGTAATTTGTGTAAAACTACCTCCAATACTATCTAATTTATAACAATAATTAGGAGTATATGGATAAGCTACACCTGATGCAAAATATTGAGGGAAACCTAAATAACCAATCGTCATATCATTTGAGGTAAATGATGCGGTTTTTGTAGTCCAATTTGCGGCACCATCAGTTGAAATATATATATTATCCACCCCATATTCACTTATAGCAATAATCTGACCATCATAAGAAATATCAGATAGAGTATAACCTTTATTACCCAAATTATATATTGGTGTCCACGTTGAACCTTTATCTAATGATTTATATGCGTATCCATATGTGTATGGAAAGTTTGGTGCATAGTTTGAAACTGCCACCATATAATCACCAAATCTACTTACTGCTCCACCATAAAAAGTAAATGTATTTCCTGATGGACCTATATTTGACGGACCAACATTTGTAATTGTTGAACCATAATTTACTGATACTGCTAAACCTTGAGTTGTTCCTGTATTAGTTGCGGAATATAATAAAAACTGACCATCATTATAATAATTGAATTGTGGTACTGTTACATCCAAAATTAAATCATAAGAATAACTATCATAAGTACCGTTAGCAAAATAACCTTCAGTTGTATATGTATCTGTAAATACATTACCTGTAAATCCTGTTATATATGTATTCGTAATACCATTATTATCACCTGTAGCATCTGTGGTATAATTTACCCTATTAATTGTAATTTCTGTTCGTTGGTCTAAATAATTTAAATTGTTTATTTTAACTTTTAATATGTCCCCTGAATTTATATTTGTTACATATAATAAATGTACATCACTATATTCTGTATGTCTTAATTGATCATTAACATAAACCTCAACATAAGTATTTAAAGGATAACCAGTTACGGGTGTATAATTTAATAAAACTGAATTTTTAGTTTGATCACTCATTATTGATATATAGTTTTTTTGGCATTATAATTATTTAATACTTGTGCATCCGTTAATGCCGTATTGTATATTTGAATATCACCCAATTTAAAAGGATATTTTAAGTTTGGTGAGTTGTCCCATTGACCACCTGACCACGCTTGAGTTGGTGTTCTTAATGTTGTATCTGTTGTAACTGTTGTATTATTTAATACACCATTTATATATATTTTTAAACTACTCCCACTTGTCCAAACACCTGTAACATATATAAACGTTGTATCATTTACTAAAGAAACATTTGATGCACAAGTAACTTGACCTAATGTTGTAAATGCGTCAACTCTCCATTGATTAGAACTATTACTCATTACAACTAAATTAGCAACTCCATTATCGATTATATTACCATTATGAATGAAATATGCAAGACCATTAGGATTTGCTGCTATCCAACATCCGAAAGACCAATTACCTGTTGTTGTACCTGATGCTGAGTTTTGAAATGTGAAAGAACCTGGTGTTGTCGCACCACCACCTATAAAATCAAAATAACCATTATACCGTTCATAATATTCCCAATATTGTGTTGATGTACTAAATGTTGCGGTAAAAGAATTTGGTGATATATCTGTCCATGTTAGTCCACTTGTATAACATCTACCATAAGTTCCATCTGAATATAACCATAAACCACTTGTTGTGATTGGTGGATTAAATGAAGGAGTTGGGGTTGGAGTAGGGGTTATTGTAGGGGTCGCAGTTGGTGCGGGTCCTGGAGTTGGAGTTGGTACTAATTGTGAATTATTTTGATATGAAGGGTATATTCTTGGTCCCATATTATATTCCGTATCTTGTTTTAAAGTAATCGTTTATTTGTGTTATTTCACTTGTTGATAATTTTCTATCATACATCAACGCAGGTCCTATTCTACCATTCATAGTTCTATCTTGACCTGTAATTTTATCTTCACCCAAATAAATTGGTTCATTAAATGATGAAGTTGCTGGTGTGAGTGATGAAGAAACAAATGAGACACTTCCTGATTTATATACACTTCTTATCCTTTCATCTCCAATTGATCCTGCAATGAAATTCCATGAACCTGTTGTTAATGTACCTGAACCTGTTTCAATAAATTGTTGACCATCATGGTATCTTAAATCTAATCTATTAGTACTCTCTTGTTGATACAAACCATTTGTTATTGGATCAGTAGAACCTTCAGTCATAAATCCATCATAACTTTGTGGATCATTTCTATATATTGCCATCCACATTGACCAACTGATTGGACTCATAGATAATGTTGTACCTGTAATACTATTATTATCATTACCATTTAAATTAAAATATGCGGCAGAACCTGATACCCATGTGATACCTGTATTAATACTTGCATTACGACCATTTCCTGATAAGTCATATAAGACACTACCTGAACCTGGATATGATGATATATTACCTGGATCATAATAAAATAATGAACCTGATACAGGAAATGGTAATGGTGTAGGACTTGGGGTTGGTGTAGGACCTGAAGTTGGTGTAGGAGTTGGAGTTACAATACAAGGACTTGCTCCATAAGTTGTTGATGATCCTGTTGTTATTCCGTATGTATTTTTTGTACTATTAAATCCTGCACAATTAGACCATAAATTTGTTCCTGTAAAAGTGTCTGCAGTATTTTCCCAAAATGAAGATAAACTATAATTTAATCCACTTACATTACCGTATATATAATCTAACATTGTATCACAACTACTATTATAACAACTACCACTAACATAATCTGTTTCAGTAATCTCCTCCATTGTATATGGTACATATTGAACTTGGGCACTACCTGTATTGAATATTCTAAATGTAGAAGTAAACCCTGTTGTTGTCCCTGTTAATGAACCTACTTGTTGATCATAATATGTAGACCAAATAAAGTTTGTGTCTTGTAAATTGGGATTGGTAAAATCTGTCTTTAATTTAAAACAATAACTTGGTTGATCACAATAGGTATATTTAAAATACCTATCAACATATTGTTGAGGATTTAAGTTTAACTGAATTAACTCTACCTTAGTCAATTCTCTATTAGTTAAGTTAAATTCATTTATCTTATTAATTGTAAAATATTGTTCGTTGATTTTAATAACATCATTCCATTGGAAGTTCTGTATATCAGAATATTTTAAATCAAAATAACCACTAACAAATCTCGTATTAGGATTATATATATTATTTATTCTTGTTCTATAGAAGGTATTATAAACATCATTTTCTGTATATGTATTAAAAGTCTGAATACCAATGTCTACAGGTAATTCTGAGTTGAATAATATACTTAAACTATCATTATTAATTTTTTGACTATCTGATAAACCTAATGGCATCGTATGTGAAACCACCGGTATTCTTTCATAACTATCAGGTGTACTACCCGTATAAGTTGATGCTGCAACTTTAACTGTATAGGTATTAAAACTTGTTCCTGTTGTTGAATAAACCTCATTTACATCGTCAATAAAAGGGTTTGCTGTACCTACCCAATAAAATATTTTTGGTTTAGATTTAACACCATTATACTGCCATCTAACTTGATTATCAACAGGATCAATTTTACTTGTTGCTGAGTAATTAATACCCAACGGTAACCCTATATTCTCATCCCATTTTCTAATTAATTCAGGTGAGAATATGGTGTCTATTTTCTTTTCTTGTGATTTAAAATCAGTTGGGTTATATACAATATTCTGTCCGTATATACGATTTACTCTATTCTTAAATTCTCTATTACCTTCATCACCATCCTCTAAATCTGTCAGTAATAAATTACTCTCAATAAAGTTTTGTGCTGGTTCCACCGTAAATCCTTTATCCCATGATAACTTAGGAGTCCAATCAAATATCTGACCACTACCTATATAAAAATCGTATGGTTCAACTATAATTTGAGTTGGTATTTCAGGATCAGGAATAAATACTAAATTAAATTTCTTAGCTATTGAACTAAGTAAATCAATCTGTTTAATATTTTGATCTATAACTAAATCAAAAGTTACATCATCACCATCTTCATATTGTGCAGTATCTCCCACTTTTTTTGGAAGATAACTTAATCTACGTGAAATAGCAACATTACCTGCACTACAAAAAAGTAATTCAGGAGTACCTACGTGTGTATATGTATATCCACTTGTTCCTGCTTTAATTGTTCCAAATTCTGTATAAAAAGTTGGTAGGTTAAAAGGTATAGTAACATTAATATCTTCAGTACAAAAACAAGGAATACCTGTACCTAATTTTACAACATAACAAGCAATATTATCAAAATATACTGCAACACCACTTGGAGGTAATTGTTGAATATTATTTACCTTCCACCCAAATTTAGTTCCCTCATATGAAAAATATCCATATAGATATAAACTTTTCATCCAAGGTGTATTCATAAAGTCAGACTTAATAGTATAACCATAAGTCTTAAAAATTAGTTTAATTAAACTCCAAACATTTAGACCAGGTTTTAACTGATTATCTCTTAAACCATATATTGGTGAATTAATTCTATATTCTAATACACCAGCAGCAGTCACAGCACTATAAGAACTAAAACTATCTATTGGTGATGTTGATGTATATAATCTTGTTTGTCCTGATGTAACACCTGTAAAATTAGGTAATGGTGTACTACTCGTTCCACCTGTAGTTCCTGTTACGTTTGTGTACTCATATCCATTATGAACTATGGGATAAAAATATGTATATGGATATTCACTGTCTTTATAAAAATTAGATTGATCAAATAGACTTGTAACTACACTCTGTGTAAATACATGATTGAATGTATATTCTGTATCGTCAAAATCTAAGTCTTGTAATAGGTTATTACCTATCTCACCAAATAAATTACCTACAGTTGAATATAATGTTACATCATATTCTACCTTACTATTTAATACATTAATTTTATTTAATCTTAAATAACCCTGAAAGTATGATTCATCATTTAATAATACATTACAAGCAACTCTACTCGTTGGATCAAAATATAATGATTGAATATCAACATTATAAAACGTTTCAAAAAATCTATTATTCTTTTTAGAACCTGGTAAAGTTAAACCTATTGATAAATCTGAATTACGTTTTGATATATCCTGTATTTCAGCAATAGATTTATTTATCTTAATAGGAATATCACCATATAAGTCTAATGTTGTAAATTTATATTGATTCCTATCTTCAAAAAATGGAGATACAGGAATTGGTACCTGATATATAAAATCTACGATATTTGTTTCTACCCTTAATACTGTTTGTTGTTGACTCATATATTAAAAACCTTGGTTTGCAAAGAATGTATCAGCGTACTTCAATGTTATTCTATACTTATTTAATTTTTTGTGTTTCTTGGTGATTGTGTCTACCTCAGTTGATAACACTTGTACTGGTCTTAAATCCCAATATATCTTATCTTGTCTATCCATTGGTGAAATGTAATTAGGTCTAACTTCGTATACCTGTGGTGAATAGAACATTTGTTCTAACCATTGTCCTACTGGTACTGATAAATAATCTGATTCTAATACTATCTCTCTATCTACATCTGTTCCAAATGTTCTTGTACTTCTTCCCACGTTAAAGTCAGGTCCCGCTAAGTCTGTTGAGAAGTATCTATTATCATATGATTGTGTCTTAATCTTTTTTGTATCTTGTCTATATGACTTGAATGTAAAATAATCATATCCACCTTTAGAATTTAAGAAACTTAATCTTGTATTCTCAGGTTGACAGTTATTATATAAATAGAAATAGAATGTTTCACTAACTGGTCCTATTGGTCCTGTTGATGTTCTTCCTGTACTATTTGTTGGGTATGAATAAAACAATTGAACTGTGTAATAAGAAACATTATCAAATGTCTGTCCTGATAAGAATAGGTTTTGTATATCCACCGGTCCACATGGTAATGCAAATGGTTGTAATGTATCTGTATAACCTGTTGGTGATGCGTATGTTGTACCACTAAAGTTTAATTGTTGATTCCAATATCCATTAGTAACTAATTGAGTATTTGTACTATCATATAATGTAAAAACTGCGTAGTCTGCTTCTATAACCATTCTATCTCCTGATTGTCCGTTTAAGTAAAATAATACATAATTTTCATCAGGTTGTATATACTGAATACGTGGTGCGTCCGTTAAGAACCTACTTGTTTCACTCATTTCAGGAACGGTGGGATAATCCATCATATACTGAGAGATGGGTGACAATCGTCTGTAAATGTCCAATGTATTGATCGTTAATCCTGTTCCCATAACCGTACCAATCTCTTGGTCAAAGTTTGGTAGGATAAACTTATCACTACCCATTTGAAATTGTCCTCCAATGTAATCAAAAAATTCACCTGTGTTGGTAAATCCTGATGCAGTAAATCCTGTTGCGTTAATACAGTTAGGAATATTTGTAAAGTGATTTAAGTTGTTTGTTGGTGATCCACTATATTCTGTTACAGTTGCACCGGTAGAATTTACATATCTATACCCATACTTGAAATTAGCATTAACAATATTTGGATATGGATTATTAATGTTAATTGTATTTGTTGTACTAAACCAGTCATTCTTCCAATAGTATTGGAAATGTTCTGATTCAACAAAATTAGACATATAGTTGTACGGTCTTAAGTTGAAATTATAATAATATGTGGAACCTGATAATGATGTATCAAATGGAACCAATTGCATCCTTCCTACTTTTGTTCCATCACCATATAGATCCACATCAAGTTCCATTGATGGTTCAAATGTGTCTCCTGTTAAAACAATATTATAATTCCCACCACGTTGATATACCATGTCGGTACTCCTTCTAAGTTGGGTATTGTTGTTTAATCCGTTTGCGTATAAAATTGGGTATCCAAATGACATATTATAATCCTTCTATTTTTGTTAACAATTCATCGTAGGTTGCGTCCTCAATGATTTGTATTATTTGTTCGTTATTCATTATTTTATCTATTGATATTTCAACGAAGTTCTTAGGTTTATTTTGAAACCCAAACTTACCTATTGATCTTGCTATAACGAAAGCAACACTATCTACATTCTTTTCTGTTTTAGGTAGGAATTGACCTGTCTTGTAATCTCTAATTCTAAAACTTTTTTTGTTATAAATCCACTCTTTAATTGCGTTAATGTTAGCCCATTTACCTGGTTTTCTATCATTGATTAACCAATAAGCGTATGTGTCTTCTAATCTTTTTCCTCCGAGTGCTGTAACTCTTATAACTTGTATTCCTTGTTTGTTATCCTCAACTACTGCACCAATACTATCACGTAATCTACCACTTGCAACACGATTGGTCAATCCCTTTTGGTATGCACCAAATAGATAAACCTTTTCGTTTAAACTGTCTTTTACAATCTGTGCTACTATTGGTGCTATTGCGTCTAAGTCCATTATTCTTGATTTGGTAATTCAGGTGGTAATGGTGTTGGGAACGGAGTTGGTTCGGGGGTTATTGTATATACTATTTCCATATTATTAAATTGGGTTTATGATTTGATAAGCAACTGTGTCTGTGTCACCGTTATGGTTTGATGTTATTGTAAATGTTGAACTACCTTTTGAACTTACTACTACTGGTCCTGCATTAGGATGATTGTTAGTTTGTTTGGTTAAG